GGTAAGTGCTCAAATTGTAATTAGAGATACAGATGAGCAGGCACTTAAAGAGGTAGAAGAAAGTGTTTCAGATCATCATAGAATTAAAAGATGGGCAATATACGGAACAAAAGAAACTGTAAAGAAAAAGATTTTAGAGCTAGAATCTATGGGAGTAACAGATATTCTTTTAAATAATGGTACGGACGTTATAATTCAAAAAGAGTCAGATGTCGATTTATTAGTTTATGAAATTATAAAAGAGAGTAATAAAGTAGTTGACTAAGATATAAAAAAGCGGGATAGGCTAAGAAGTATTCTTTGCTACAATTAAGCCATAATGATCTATATCTCAGGCATTATCTAGCATGAAGAGTGAAAAGCTCTCTATAGCCAAACAGAAGGCTCATTTGGCGCAATACATTAGAGACCTTAAAGAAGCATCCCCTTGTATGGACTGTAAGGAATATTATCCATACTATGTCATGGACTTTGACCACGTACGTGGTAAGAAACATGCCAATGTTATGGAACTTATTCCAACTCTGGATAAAAAGAAGATTGATCTAGAAATAGCCAAATGTGAGATAGTATGTTCTAATTGTCATCGTATTAGGACTCATATGAGACGTATATCTAAAATTAAGTAGTTCTTCTTCCGCCGACGCACTTTCGCTGCTATCTTCTAAATATAAACCAAAGCTTAAATCTAATAGACTGGATAATGCTCTCTATTTTCTGCTCGACTTTAATATCCTTCTGATTGTAGCTTTTAGGATTATTTCTTAGATTAAAGAAGTGTCTGGGCATATAATAATTATATCTTATATTTGTATAAGGCTTCTACTTCCGCCGCACTTTTTCGGGCGCACTTTTCAATTCGCACTTTATTTAGTATAATGGAATTATTGGACCATAGCTCAGTTGGCAGAGCGGGAAGCTGTTAACTTCTAGGTCCCTGGTTCGAGTCCAGGTGGTCCAGCGATGCGAGTGTTACATAATGGTAGTGTCTCTGCCTTCCAAGCAGATAGTGCCAGTTCGATTCTGGTCACTCGCTCCATATCTCTATAGCTCAGCGGAAGAGCAACAGGTTTCTACCCTGTGTGTCGGGAGTTCGAATCTCTCTAGGGATACAAAGAAAAAACCCCAATCAGAGGCGGATCCGATTGGGGTTTTCTAGTGTATTGCTACACGTTATACTGGGAGCTTAATCTGTGGGATGCTACAACCAGTACTTATGAAGTATAAAATAGCTTAAATTATATGTCAAGGGTTTATTCCCAAAGAAGTTTTTTCCCTGGATCAAATAGCCACTCTTCTTCTTTGTACTTGTTGTCTTCTGTCATTTCGTAAAGTATGTCCATTAAGACCCTACAGTCGTCATGTTTCCAGGTTAAGTTACACCTGCCATCTTTTACATTTAAGCACTTGTTTAAATAAGACTCTACAACATTAATGCTTTCAGGGCTATGCATTGTCTTCCTGTTCTCCAGGGCTAAATGATGGGGCAGGACCCAATAGGTATCCCTGATCATGATATTCAACCATCTTAGATACATCTTCTGGGCCAACTAGCTTATTAGCAATAAGTGTTAAAAGGTCATATATTCTATGTAGCATTATGTAATTAACCATTGGTAGGTTATCTTCTAAATTTTGTGGTTGTTCTTTATTTTCCGTCATTTGGTCGTCCTAAATCTTCCCAAAACTTTTCTCGACCCATTTGGTCTGTTTCTATTATTTGTCCGCCGTCAGTATTAATTTGAATCGACGGTTCTTTTGAGTCTTTCATACATCTCCAGCCCAATATTGTTTTTATACTGACAAGATAAGCAGTATAGATAAATTATACCCTCATTTGTTTCGTTGCACATTAAAGGGCCCTGATCCATGGGACATTCAAGTCTAGGAACAAGGCCCTTCTCTGCGAGTTGAAGGTACTTAGACACGTACTGTATCTTCATGTACCTTCCTCTCTAATCTTTGAATTCGGTTAGGAACTCTTTGTATCTTGCCCCATTCAGGGAAGACCACGATGACCAATCATTGCCGCCTTTAGTCATATAATACGTTATCTCTGCATTTATTACGGGGTCAAACAATAAAATGTTTGACCTTAGATCAAATTTTTCTTTACGATCAATGCCGAGTTCACCCAACATATTAATCTGAAAAATTCCGTAGGAACTGTCTCCAGTTTTCCTGTTACCATTGTAAGCCATAGGTCTTGAATTAGACTCTGCCTTAACAATAGCCCAAGCCGTTTTAAGGGCTTTTCCTTCAAAGCCAACAGCTGATAGGAGTTCTTTTAGTTCTCCGTCTGTTAGCGTCTCAGAAGGCTTGTACACAGTAGTGCTGTACTTCTCTAAGGTTTCTTTCTTTAGTTGTACTGTTGATTTAGGTGTTTCCACCTGCAATGCTTGTGTAACTGTTGGTCCAGGCTGGACAGTAAATAAAAATAATGTTATCATTCCTATATACGACCAGTTATGAGCAACATCACTCAAGCGCTGTTTTATATTCTCCATTGGCATTTCCTCCTTTAGAGATAACGAACTATAATAATAACATTACTTGATAGTAGCTGTCAAGTTAGTCAACCAGAAAGAAATACATGAACATATCTCTTTATACGCCAAGATCTGGATTAAATCCTGCAGTAGGCTTTGGATATGCTTCACAACATATAGTTAAATCATTACAAGAATTAGGTCATACTGTAAATTGGTCAAATCCAAAAGCTCCAGTACAAATAAACTTTACTCAACCCCATTTATATAAATTACATAAAGGGCAATATCAAATTGGATATACTCCCTGGGAGTCTACTGGGATGCGACCAGATTGGGTAGACAGATTTAATTTATGCGACGAGGTTTGGGCCACATCAACTTGGAACTCAGAAGTATTTAAAGAAAACGGCGTTACTAAAGTTACAAAGGTTTACCCTCATGGTATTGAAGATGTCTGGAAACCAAAGCGAAGAATNGTTAAAGATGTTTTTAAATTTTTGCATATTGGAGAGCCTTCGCCTAGAAAAGACGGACAATTAGTTCTAGATACTTTTATTAAAATGTTTGGTAATGATCCAAAATATCATTTAACCATTAAAGCTCATTTAACAACTTCAATTAGAATTTATGATAAAGTTGGAAACCTTGTTTCTCCATCTTCCGTATATAGCAATATAACTATAATTACAGACGAATATAACATGAATGAATTGGTAAGCCTTTATCATAGACACCACGTTCTTATCTATCCTACTTGGGGAGAAGGCTTTGGATTTATTCCCCTACAAGCACTTGCATCAGGAATGCCAACAATAACAACTTATCCATGGGCGGAGTATAAAGAGTTTATTGGACCCCTTGCATTAAAGTCTAGACTCACAGATGAGACTCTTCCAAAAGCAGTAGGTGATCCTCATATTGGTAAAATGTTTAAACCAGATGCAAAACATTTAGAAGATTTAATGTATGATTCCGTTATAAACTTTAAAGCATATTCAGGTTACTATTTTGCTCAGTCGACTAGGATACATGAAAAGTATAACTGGATTAAGTTGACCAAGAATGCTTTTAGCGATTTAGATAAAAAATTTTCTTAGCCCTTCCCCTTTTAATTAAACTTTGGTAGAATTGAGCTTCAACTAAAAAATCATATACCGCAAGGCGGAGAAAAGGTGTCACTTAAAAAATGTCAAAAACTATTGAAAACCCATACGAAAACTTTATTGCTTTATCTAGATATGCACGATGGATTCCAGAGGATAACCGTCGTGAGACATGGGGAGAGACAGTAGATAGATACTTTGATTTTATGTTAAATCACCTTTTTACAGAATACTCATATGAGCCAGAATCAAAACTAGTTGAAGAACTAAAGTCTTCAGTGTTTAACAGAAATGTTATGCCATCAATGAGATCTGTAATGACTGCAGGTGCAGCGCTAGATAGAGATCATGTTGCAGGATACAACTGTTCATTTGTACCAGTAGATAATCCAAGATCATTTGATGAAACAATGTATATTCTTATGTGTGGCACAGGTGTTGGCTTTTCTGTTGAGTACAAGTATGTTAATAAACTTCCCGCAGTACCAGAATCATTTGAAAAGTCTGATACAGTAATCGTTGTAGAAGATTCTAAGCAAGGTTGGGCAAAGTCATACCGTGAACTACTTGCATTGCTTTGGTCTGGACAAATTCCAGCAATTGATGTATCTAAAGTTCGTCCCGCAGGCGCAAGACTTAAAACAATGGGTGGCAGATCATCTGGTCCACAACCATTAGTTAATTTATTTGATTTTACTATTGCAAAGTTTAAATCAGCAGCAGGACGCCAGCTAAAGCCTATTGAAGCGCATGACATTATGTGCAAGATTGGCGAAGTAGTTGTAGTCGGAGGAGTTCGTCGCTCAGCAATGATTTCTCTTTCTAATATTAATGATATTGAAATGGCTGCAGCAAAGTCTGGTAATTGGTGGGAGAATAACACACAACGTGCATTGTCAAATAATTCTGTTGCGTATTCACGCAAGCCAGATATGGAGCAGTTTATTGCAGAATGGAAATCTTTGTATGACTCAAAGTCAGGAGAACGAGGTATATACAACGTGGCCGCAGCTCAGGCCCAGGCAGCCAAGTATGGAAGAAGAGATCCAGATATTCACTACGGAACTAACCCATGCTCAGAAATTATTCTACGTCCTTACCAGTTTTGTAATCTTTCAGAAGTCGTACTTCGTGAAAACGATACAAAGAAAGATATCGAACGTAAGGTTCAATTAGCTACAATCCTTGGTACATGGCAATCTACTCTTACAGACTTTAAGTACCTACGTAAAATTTGGAAAGACAACACAGAAGAAGAGCGCCTACTAGGAGTATCTTTAACTGGACAATTTGGACATAAGTTTATGTCAGGTAAAGAAGATTTGGTTTCTCTAGAAGCATTCTTGATGACTCTTA